GCATCATCTTCATCTTCATCATTGGAAGAACTTACAGGTGCAGCAGCAACTGGTTCTTCACGACGGGAAGAGAAGTTAGGAGTATATGAACCACGATCATCATCTTCATTCTCAACCTCTTCATCAAGACGAGGACGAGAAGTGGACTTCTGTCCCAGAACCATCTTGAGACGATTCTCAAGTTGCTCATAGGACTTGAACTGATCGCTAGCAGTCAGAGCAGTCAGAGAATACTGCTTCTTCCACAGGGCTTCCAGAGCATCATCATCGTCCAGAAGTGGTGCGATGCGATCAAACTCTGACTTATCATAGTTCCAATAACCATCCTTCTTCACAATCTTCAGTTTGAAGTTTGAACCCTGCCAGAAATCAAAGGGATTGATGGGGGTTTCATCTTCAAACTCAGGTTGCATTGCTTCCATAATCTTGTCAAAGATCTTCTTGCCAAACTTGAACAGGAAGACACGACCTTCATTAGCAGGATTAGCAGGATCCTTCACGACATAGATGTTGCTGTAGTAAGAGAGTTTACGCTTCTGCTTACGAACAGTATCTTTGTCGGAATCAATACCGCTGTTCCAGAGTTCACGATTGTGCTCGGACACAGGATCTTTCTGACCAAGAGTGGTCAGAGAGTTCTCAATGTACCAACCACCAGGACCTTGAAATGCATGGGAATACATCTTTGCCCAAGGAAGTTCCTCTCCTTCAGGTGCGGGCAGGAAACGGATGACGGCATAACCATTGCCAGTCTTATCCATTTCGGGTTTCCAGAGTCGGTCATCACCGCTGCTGGAAGTGTTGCTCATCTTCTCTACTTCCTTTACCAGTTTGGAAGTCAGTGAACCAAGAGAAGATTGCTTCTTGAGATCTGCAAAAGACATTAGATTACCTCAGATTTTGTACGGATTTGGCTTTTGTGTACCTTGCTATTATAGGGGAATTAGAGATCGCTGTCAATCTGGGTTTTCATAATCTGGATCATTTCGGTCATCTTGTTAAAGACCACCATCATATCCACATCTTGAGGTAGACCCATCATCTTAGCGGACTCTGTGATTCTCTCCTTCATTTCAGCTGCTTCGGGATCATCAGATAAACTTAGACGAGTATAAAGAATTTTTTGTTTCTCTAAAAGTCTCTCTAACTTTTCAATGTGCTCATACTTTTGTTGGTTGTCCATAGACATGAATTTAAATACACTTCTATAAACATCATCTTGCAATTCACTAATCTCTGCCATCTCGGCACGGACAACTTCTGAGTCAAAAAAGGCACTCATTTTTCTAAGACAATCCCCTGTAGAATTTTTTTATAACGCGGTACATCAATATTTAGGAATGGAGAATATTTTTTTATTCTCATACTTACGGATTCCCACACTGGATCCAAAAGTTTTTTATCAAACGTGTTCCCGAACAGGAATATTTTATCGTATATCACCAGTGTTTCTATACTAATTGTCCCGTTCAGGAACTTTTTTAGAACAGGTGGATGACCTTTTGAGCAATCAAAAATTTCATCTACTTTTTGATTTTCAAACAAATGTTCACTCTCTTCTTTAAAAATGTAGGAGAGTGATTGGTTTCTTTTTTTCCATTCGGTGTATCTATCTTCACCTTCCTTAATCATCTCTCCTATCCAAAGCTTACTTGGATCAGTGCAGGAGATAAAGTTAGATACAAAGAAATCAACAACCTCTTGATCTGATTTGTTTCGTGCTAGTTTTTCAAACCAAAATCTATCCTTCCTTTTATAGAAGGACTCATTGGTTGCTCTAACCTTACCACGATATTTGTGGTAATCATACTTGTCTTTAGTGAAGTGATTCTTCATAGACAAGTAGCAACGATAAGCGTCAGCAGGCATCATCAAAAAAGTAATGTAGGAAATTTTTGCCGAAAAATTTTTTTGACCTAAAATGAATTAAAGAGGTAATTTTGCTCTGGAACTTCTCTTAAGGAAGTTTAACTCCATTGCTTCATACTTAATCTTTTCCTTAAGTGGTTTTGAAATTAACTTAGGAACTGATTCGAGATCAATGCTATTCTTTTCACAGAAGTGAATGATGGCATCAATATAACTCATTTTTTCGCTGTTATGGACAAGAGATTCAATCTCTTGTGCGAAACGAGAAGGACAAAAGAATTTATTTTCTAGTGCTTTTTCTAGTTCATTCTCCATTCTCTGACCTAGTATTGTGAGATACAAATTCTTTAATATAACGTACTAATAATTTAATATAATCCCCTTTGTTCCTTTTGTCAAATACTTTGACATCTCCACCTGGAGTAACCATCAAAGTAATAAGTTTTTTAACGGGGATTCCAGTCAACTCATAGTAAGCGGATGCATAAAACATTTCTTGAACGAAATAGTTTTCCAACCACTTTTCTGGTTTGATTTTCTCTGAAGTTTTAAAGTCTATGACTGCCAGCTCTCCTTCGTATTCGGCAATGCAGTCAACTCTACCTGCTAAACCAAGATACTCTGAGTAAAGAGTACGTTCAATCGCATGAATATTATTTATCTTGTCAAGATAAGGCTTGGCATGATGAAACATAAACTGAGTTGCAGGTCGGAAGTTATTCCAATCCAACTCTTTGTTTTCAAGATATGCTTGTGCTGCTTCGTGGAAATCAGTTCCTCTTGCAGTTGCTTTCTTTGTAATACGATTTGCCTCTTCAACACCAACTCTCTGTCGCCATTCAGCAAAGATTTGTCGGTTGTAGAAAGAAGTTACAGATGTAATTGATGGCACCCAGTCTCCATTGGGTAAATTATAGAGACGGATGCCACTGGTTTCTTTCTTGTTTAGTTCAAGGTCACCGAGATAATTATGATGAATAAAATTCATTCCACGTTCATTTCCATTTTAGCAAGTAAGTATTCTTTCACCAGTCCAGAGCGAACAATATCTTCAACTCCAAACTCAACAATATCAATTGAAGGCATGATACGCAAGATCTTCATGAAGTCTGCGATACCATTCTTCTCAGCAGATTTGATAAGATCAGATTGTGTAGCATCGCCACAGAACATGATCTTACTATTTTCACCAACACGGGTGATAATACTATCAAGTTCATGATAGTTCAAGTTTTGGAATTCGTCAACAATAATAATAGCATTGTCAAGTGTTGTTCCACGAATGAAACTTGTAGACCAAAACGAGATAGTTCCTTGAGTCTTAAGGTTGCCATACAGCATTTCAAAATCAGAATCCGTTGGCATTTCAAACATGTATTTCACCATGTTCTTATATGGAATCTGATAGAGAGAAGATTTATCCTCATGATCTCCAGGTAAAAAACCAATCTCTCTAGTCGCAACAAGAGACCTTACGATATAAATTTTTTCGTAAGCAGACTTCTCATCAAGAACATCTCTCAGTGCATTGTACAAGGTAATAAAAGTTTTACCAGTACCTGCACATCCGTAAGCAACAAGATTTTGACCATTCTTGTAGCAACGGAAGAGTTCCTCTTGGTTTTCTGTTAGAGGTTCAATAGACCTCATCAAATCTAGATTAATTGGTTTCTTTCTTTTCATTTGCTTATTACTCATTCCAAATGGAACGGCTGGAGTTTGAGTTTTTCTTTTTGCTGGCATGTGATTGATTAAACAGGACGAACGTTTGAACCAGGAGCTTTGGATGCTTTGCGAAGGACATCATTCCAACCAGGATGCTTGACCCTAAGTTTGTCATAAACTTCACCAACCTCCCCAAAGTTTGGAAAGGTTGATGGATCAGAATAGTCACGTTCCCAATCTGGATTATCTTTTCTCCATTGATCCCAGTCGTGAACGCTCATCTTTACTTCCTTTTGTTCACCAGTTTCTCTATTAATAACGGGGTATACTGCCATAAAATTTAAAGAAATATAAAATATTTAGACCCACTCAAGGGCTTCAGCAACAGTGGGGAACTGCTCAACAAACACTTTCTTACATGCTTCTGCAATATCCATGTGCTCTTTCTGAGTTCCATTAGCAGATCTCAGATTGATATAGTGAATCCATGAACGACATGAACCAGACATATAAATGCGAGTAGGTGTGCAAAGAGGAAGAACATTGCGAGCACATTCTTTTGCAACACCTGCTTCCAACATCTGTTGATAGAGTGCCATAGAAGAACTAAACAAAGTCTTCATCTGCCGCTCCATCTTATCAATCAGAGTAGGATCAAGATCATCAATAGAGTTCTGACGATTCTTAGTATCTTGCCGCCGAAGTTCTGGAAGAGGAATGTCTTTACTCAACAAAGAAGAATCAGCATAGCGTTGCGAAAATTCTTGATATGTGAAAGAACGATGCCGAAGAATCTGAGCACAGATTGCACGGGTAGTTTCAATCTCCAGAGTCATGAATGATTGTTCAAACACACTCCAGTGATTGTGCTTGATACAATATGCAAGAAGACGAGCATAGTTCTCGTTGTCTTGATTTGCTGGGTTTGAGACACGGGCAACGTATGCCATTGTCTTCTCCGCATCGGGAGTTACGCTAATCAGTTTTACGCTCATTTGTTTAATCAATCGGGGTATCCATCGTCGTCATCAAAAATCTCATCATAATCGTGTAAATGATTTACAAGATCTTCATAGTTTGATTCTAGATTGTATGCAGAAACATCAGAGTAAATCTCTGCTTTCAAAGAATCCACGAGAAGTTCAAGATTTCGGACGATCAGTTTTAGTTTGTCTCTGTCCATAGAATGTTATTCTCTCAAGTAATTTTACCATAAAAAAAGGAGGGTAGTCAACCCTCCAAAGAGACTAGTGTAAGATCCTCCGACAAATTCGTTTACATGATGCTTGGTCATCGTCACATTCAATTAGACAATTGTAATAATCATTGATTAAATCAGACTCCTCCATACTCTTGTCCAAATTAATAGCTAATTTTTCAACGTTTTGTTTCCAACCAGCCAATTGGTTATATGAAATTAGATTATGCATGATAACCTCCACATGCAAGTTAACACATAATAAAGACCGATTTTTAGTACACTTTTCTCACCTCTTAATTCTATCACTATCTATG